CTGCTCGCAGACCAAGAGGCGTTCGACGCCTTCATGGGCCACTACATCGCCGGGATGTTCACGGCTGGCGGCCTCGGTCTGCTCGGCCAGATGATCTACGACAGCTCGGCGCAGATGGACAACGACGCCTACGGTCGTGAGCGCATGGCCAGCCTGATGATGGGCCCATCGTTCTCGGTCGTGTTCGGTGACGTTCCGAAGGTGGCGAGTGGGCTGCTGGCCATCCCAGATCCTGAGGGCAAGTCTCGCCGCCGGACGGCGGTGCGTACCGTGACCTCACGCATTCCTATTGCTGGCCAGATCAGGCCATTCCGCGAGACCGTAGTCGATACGGTGGCGGGCGAAGTGGAAGAGAAGAGCAGCGACAGCTACGGCGTCAGCTCTTACGGCTCAAAAGTGAGTGGATATGGACGCAGCTAAACTCATCAACGCAATCACACAGGCAGGGGCGCTGGTCTTAGTCGGACTGGCGGCCCTGTTTGGCATGACCATGTACGCGCGAGGTAAAGCGATTGGTAAAGCTAATGCAAATCTTAGGATTGAACGTGAACAACGAAGAGCCGCCGAAGCCGCTCGCCATATTCGCACTTCTGTTCGCGGGCTCAGTGCTCGTGATGTTGATGAGCGGCTGCGCAACGAGGGCTGGCTGCGATAGTTGGGACTACATCTACGTCGTCCCAGAGGACAGCCTTGAGACCAAGCGTCAGGTGCTGGCCCATAACCTCGTCTATCAGGAGCTCTGTAGCTGAGCCTTCTGCGCCATCACTAAATTGCGCCGATGCAGCGACGTGCTCAGTGCTCGCTTGAAGTTCTCTTCGGCTTCCTCGTCACTCGCCGAGACTGCCGCAACGACCTCTCCAAGCGCCGCCGCAAGCGCATAGACTGCGCCAATCCCTGTCGGCGTACCGAGCCCAGCTTCCGCCTCACGAGCCTGCTCAAACGCCGACGCCGCTAACCTCACTACTGGCGTGGAGGGTGATGTCTCGGGCCTCGTTGGCTCCGACGCCCTCTCGTTTTGACTGCTCGTCTCGGGCTCTCTCGGCGGCTCGGTGGAGCTTGGCGATGTCAGTTCCGTTTCCGAGTGCTCGTCGCTGTACTGGTGGTCGGTCGTCATTGCCAACTCCTCGTAGGTGAATGGATAGCAGCATGAGTATGCACGCGCCTGCGTGCGCCAGATGGGGCAGGGCGGTCTCGTCGTCGAAGTCGTCTCGCTCGTGCCATGCCATCAGGTGATTAAGTGTGGCCCGGTAGAGCTGGCTGTGGTTGACGCCACGCTCCCAATTCCTGTCCTCGTACTTGTGCGCCCCATAGGTGAACGCCAGCGCGATCTCGCGCAGGGCATCAGTGGGCAGCAGGTCCAGCCGGTTCTTGAACTTGTCGTACTTCACGCCGGTCTTGCCGAGGTCGCGGATCGAGTTGGCCATCAGATTTTCTCTCCGGGTGCCCATGTTTTGTAGTCGTCGCAGGGGTCGTCACGGACTTCCTTGAGCCGAGTGCAGAACCATGCGCCCTCGCCTGTGGGCTTCGAGTGGACGCACGTCCGACACGCAGTCTCAGGGGCCAGTCCTTCCCAACAGGCGTCGCGCTTCGAGCAGAAGCGGCAACCAAAAAAGCCGGGGCCATCGTTGGTGATGCGGCGTCCGTTGCCGCTCTCGAGCACACGCTCGGTCTTGGCGAGTAGGCCCTCGTATCGGAACTGATCGAAGGGCACGATCTCGGCGTGGTACTCGCTCGAGTTCTTGTTGTAAGCGATGAACAATGCGTGCCGCATGCCAGATGCACCCATATAAAACTGGCACTGGTCCGCGTAGTGGCTGTGGCTACTGGCCACGCCGGTCTTCACGAACTTTTTCCAGCTCGCATCGTTCATGCTCTTGATCTCGAGCAGGTAGACCTCGCCATCGGGCCCTTCGATCTTCCCGTCGATGTTCGACCGCACATGCCCACCATGGCTATGGTAGGCGAACTGCCGCCCATCGGCGTCACGATCCCACACTTGGAACCCGCCGCGCTTCAGGTCGGACACAACATCATCCTCGATCTTGTGGCCGTCTCTGAAGATGCGGCGAACCCGTGGTGGAAAGTCGTTGTCAGGAAAACCACGCAAGCCGAAGGCAACGCTCGCGTCACATTCCTTGCCGATCATGGAGCCGCCGATATACGAGCGGGGCTTGCCATCATCTTTGCGCTGATACGAGCGGTCTATGGCGTCAACGACCTCGCCCGCCCAAGCCTGTGAAGCCTGAGCGGGGATGGTCGTATCGTCGTCTTCCCAAGGAGCAGTCATCAGAACGGGATGTCGTCGTCAAACTGTTCGGTGGCTGTCTTCACTTCCTTCTGCACTGCGGCCACGTTGATCAGCTCCGGGTACTGCGAGTATTCGCTTTCCTTCAGCGTGATCAGTAGGTCGCGCCCCTCGTACCACTCGACACCCTTGCTGGCGAACTTGGCTGGCGTTGGGTGGTCGAGTGCGGTTGCGATCATCAGCATGCGCTTACGGTTGAAGTCCCGCTGCTTTGGCTTCTCAGGATCGAACCGCATGTTAGCGAATGCGATGCCTTTGTCGTTCTTCATGCGGAACTTCAGCATCTTCGTGCCGTCGTCGTACTCCGCCTTGGCGATGGTTACTTTGTGCAGGCCGGGGCCAAGCAGCTCACCAGTGCTCAGCTCCAGACCTTCAGCGTCTAAATCGTAGAAAGACATTCGTATCTCCCGTTATGCTGCGGCCAGACGGTCCAGCAGCGTAGTGATGTTTGAACATTCCTCGACCGGCTTCAGCACGCCGCGTGGGTCACGCGCCTTGCCGTGGTAGCCGTTGATCTCATCGGTGATGACGAGACGACGCACTCGAGGAGCGGTGCCGTCCTTTCCGGGGTCCGTTTCCTTGGCCCCCGCAAATACATAGTCAAAGAGAGACGGGACGTGCTTGGACACCGCGTTCCCTTTGACGAGTGGCCAGAAATGGGTCTGCCCGTTGGCGTCATTCTCTTCCTTGGCCAAGCACGTCACGAGGACGTGCATGTCGGACTTGTCTCTGATCCACTTCAACGCGCCGAGTAGGTCGCGGTTGTAGTCGCCCCAGAGCTCGAACTTGTTTTTGTTCTGCTCGTGCTTCTTCTCGAGGTGTTGGAGCAGGCGCTCACTCAACTCGGTCAGGCTGTCGATGGCACACCATTTGTAGCCACGCTCTTTGAACTCAGGGCTGGCCATGATCTTGGTGATGCCCACAAACGACAGCGTGCCGGTTTCGGGATCGTGCTTACCGTCCCACGAGGAGAAGGGCATGAAGTCGATGTCGGACGCACCCAAGCTCTTGAGCCCCGCCTCACCACTGATGATGACGCCGGGACCAAAGTGTTCTTGGTAGTGCAGACACGCCGTAGTCTTGCCCCAGCCGTGGTGGGCGTAGAGGAGCGTTTTGGTCGGTTCCAGCTTGGCGATGTCTTTCGTCGAAAAAATTGGAAGGGTCATTTGGTCGGTCTCTTCGGTTGGTTTAGTTCCTTCCTTTGATGTAAACAGATTTGACTTGTTTAGAAAATTGAATGGGTCTAGTCAACAGTTCTTTACACCACAACCGAGAAAAAAAATGACCGACGAACACACCTTCAACGTGAGGAAATTTGTGGATGCAGCAGGCGGCTTGGCCGAGGTCAGCCGTATGACAGGACGCACACGCGGCGGCGTTCACTACTGGATCAGAAACAATCGGATGTCATCAGTTGACCTGCTGAGCATCCATGACCGCACCGGCCTAAACTGGCTGGACTTCATTGATCGGCCCGCAAAAAAGCGGGGTAAGAAATGAGCTGGGATGACACAGCCAGAGAGCTGCTGGACATAGGGCTGAAGCCATTCCCTGTGCATTCAGAGGACCACTCCGACCCCAAGCGCCGGAAGGCCCCTGTGTTCAAATGGAAGAGGTGGCAGACTGAATGGCCGGACGACGACCAGCTTGTCGCTTGGGCCAAGGCAGCACCCGATGCAGAATGGGCAGTGGCCTGCGGTGAGGATAGTGGGTACGTCGTGGTGGACATCGACAGCGTCGATCTGCTCGACAGTGCCAAGGCCATGGGTCTTTGTACCTCGCCGGTAATTGCCCGCACAAAACGTGGGTATCATTTTTACTACCGACACCCCGGCAACGGCCCGCTAAAAAACAAGGTCGGCGGCAGTGTGGCCCGTCACGACAGAGAATGGCCTCGGGTGTCGGGCCTCGACTTCAAAGCGGACGGCGGTTACGTCAGGGCTGCCCCAAGTGGGGTGATTAAATGGCTATGCGACGTAGACCTAACTGAAGCTCCGATCTGGCCCGGCTACCAGTTCGAGCGCAGTCACCTTCAGTATTACGACAAGGCCGACGCTGCTGAGCTTGGCTTTGCTGAGCTGCACGCCATGACCCCCGTCGAAGAGTTCATCGACAACGCTGAAAAGCAGGGCGGCAAGATAGTGGAAGGCGGGCGTAACCAAGCGTTCGCCCGTC